GGTGCTGCTCTATTATCCGAAAAAATAATTCCAACCGAAGGAGCGAGTGGAGTTCTGTTTGCGATGCTTGGGTTTGTGTATGTAGTTAAAGAGTTCACACTAAAGGCTTATATCAAAAACGCTGTAATTATCACTCTATCGTGTGTTATAGGCTATTTTGCGAATGTAAATATCGCTTTGCACTTATGGAGTTTAATTTTTGGAATTACATTGGCTGCAATTATTTTGGCAGTATTAATAACAATATATAATTATGAGTTATGAAACGAACAACGAAGAAGCGTTTTAAGTGGCTTTTATCCAATAAGCCTGATAAATTACGGAAGCGATTAAATGAGATTAGAGAAGAATTTTTAAACATGATTTTAAATGATAAATATTAAACAATGGGAAAACAAACAACAAACCTGATGAAGGTTATTAAGAAGTACTATCCAAATGCAATAGTACAAGGCGAACACCCGGAACAAACGGCTGCTCTTATTATCGAAGATTTATCACAGTTCAGAATGATGACCGATGCGGAGCTATTTCAGTACTCTGTACAGTTCACTAAAAAGGCTTTGGAGTATATCTATCCAAACTCTACCGGAGTTCCTGAACTTCAACAAGAACTATTAAATGAGTTCTTTCAAAAGTGTATTACTGGCGAACACGTAAATTTGAATTAAAATGGGAAAAGAAAATTTCAAAGTCGGAAATATTGTAACCATAAACAGTAGATTCAGAAATATAATCGGAAGGTTGGATGAAGATTCAAATCACCAACTATTTCACTTTGATATTGTGTTGGACGTAAAAACAAATACTGTAACTGCTGATAAAGGGGTAATTTTAGATGCGCATTACGAGTTGTTTGATGTAAGACTTTCTACCGAAAAGGAAATTGAACTTTTAAATTCTATATGAACCACGACCTACTTAAAGAAAACGAAAAGCGTAAAATCCAACCTCCTTACGACCCTATCAGTGGCGAAGGAGCTTGGGGAAAACGCTATCGGGTAAAGATTAGCGAAATTGGTACGCTGTTTTTGCCTGATTCGTTTATTAAAGTAGGCTGGATTCGTAACCTTATACGCTGTGGTTCTTTCGATAAGTACATTAAGAAGTATAAATTAGAGGAATACGAGCAGGATATTAAGATACAATTCGTCAAAGAGCGGTTCAAACACGATTGTGAGTATTGGATGGCTACTTTTGCCCTTATAAAGATTAAGAGTAAACCAAAAGACGATGTTCTTATTCCTTCAAAAACTCAAAGAGAGGTTCTTTATCCAATTTTAGAAGATTGGTTTGCTCAACGTCCTGTTCGGTTTATAGTGGTTAAATGTCGTCAGGCTTTTATTACAACTATCGTTACGGCTTTCAATACGTGGGTGCAGATGTGTGTTTTCGAACAGTGGAATTCACTTGTCTGCGGCGATGTTGAGAACCAGGCTACTAACATTCGTGGGGTTCAAGATAAAATCATTAAAAACATTCCGGCTGTATTTACTAAAGGAAATGTGAAGTACGATATTCTACCTTTCGAGGGTTCGAATAAAACACGTATCATAACTGAAAGGAATTGCAAGATTTCAACCGGTTCCATGCAACGCCCCGAAAATGTGAGAGCTGCCGATAACTCGTCAAGTCACTGCACTGAAGTCGGGCTTTGGAAAACAACACTTGGAAAAACGCCCGAAGATTTAATTCAGGCTATTCGTGGTGGTATGGATGATGTGGCTTATACAGTCTTCGGATTGGAAAGTTCGCCCAAAGGTACAGGTAATTACTTCTACGAGCAATGGCAAGCGGCAAAACAAGGCAAAAGCGATTTACGCCCTATATTCCTTCCGTGGTTCTTTGTGGAACGTTACTCAAAAGAAATTACCAATTGGGATGAATTTTGGGATGTGTATTATAAGGGTAAAGACAGTGAGTACCTTCAATACTTATGGTATGCCGGTGCTACCTTAGAGCAAATAAATTGGTATATAGGTAAACTCAAAACAATGGAACACTGGCGTGTGCAAAGTGAGTTTCCTTCCAACGATATTGAAGCGTTTCAGTCTACCGGAAAAAGAGTATTCCCGATGCCCCATGTGGACCGTATGCGCAAAATGTGTACTGAACCAATTTTTGTTGGTGATTTACAAGCCGATGGCGATTCCAAATTAGATGCGCTTACTAACATTCGGTTAGTAAAAGTAAATAAGAGTTTCAAAGTGTGGGTACACCCTGATAAGGATGAAAAGGTTTCGAATAGATATGTAGTTGTTGTGGATATTGGTGGAACTTCCGAAACGGCGGATTATAGCGATATTTTGGTTTTCGACCGTTACGAGATGATGTTTGGTGGTAATCCCGAAGTAGTGGCCGAATGGCACGACCATACAGCACATGATATTCTTGCTTGGCGTTCGGCTCAAATTGCAAAGTATTACAACGATGCACTGTTAGTGATTGAAAGTAATACCTTAGAAACAGAACATACCGAAGGCGACCACTCGGAATACATTCTTTCTGAAATTAAAGACTATTATTCTAATCTGTATTCGCGTACTCCCGAAGACAAGATTAAAGAGGGTAAACCTCGTATGTACGGATTCCATACTAACACAAAAACAAAACCGTTGGTAGTGGCTAATATGAAAAAATGCCTTCGAGATGTCCTGTACTACGAAAAGAACGATACGGCGTGTGTGGAAATGGATGTTTTTGAGTTGAAAGATGATGGAACGTATGGAGCTGCCGACAAATGCCACGATGATATGGTAATGACAAGGGCTATCGGACTGCATATCTGTTATAAAGATATGCCACTACCCGAAGTAGTGAAACAAAGTGAGTACAAAGCAAAGAAAATAGTAGGAATGTCAAGTATGTAATTATGGGAAAAGATATAAATTACGTTATTTCAAAAAAAGACAAAAAAAGTCTTGAAGATTTTGGAGAGAAAGTAAGAAGTAGCCTTTTATTTGGAAGAAATAAAATTCCAAAAGGACTATCTGGTCAAATGAAAATTGACTTAACTATAAAATATAATTCGCTTAGTATTAAAGACGTAATTAGATTCTAATGCAATACCAACGAAACATTATCGAAGCTGTCCGTAAACAGAAAGCAAATCCAACTCCTGCTGAACTATTAATGATACAAAAATTAATTTTCAGGAATATACGGTTCAGTTTCGTTTATCCTGTGGTATTAGAGAGTAGGTTTTTTACTGCCGATTTCTTTATACCGAAATACGGACTACTAATTGAGATTGATGGAGGTTATCACTCGCGACCCGACCAAAAGATGCGCGATACAATGAAAGATGTAGTGTACGAAGCATTGGGATATAACATACTAAGAATTAAAAACGAAGAAGTTGATACTTTCGACACAAGAAAAATAAAGTCTTACGCAAAAAATAAAATAACTAAAAACAAACAAAGATGCAACAAGTAACTCTCAAAGAGTATTTACGAATACTCCGGCGCAAAATTCAATTAAGAATTGCAGCTAATGTGGCAGATGTAAAACAAGGCGCGTTTAATAAAAGGTATTATGTTCTACCCGATGCAAATAACAAGTTGATAACATTGTGCAGGGACGATGTAAAACTTCTTAAACGCGCTGGAATGATGAAACAAAACGTCTGTCATCTCGACCTTATGCGCGAATGTTTCTACGTTACCAAACTTTCTCTGAACGATAAACCTGCTCTATCTATCGAGGAGCGCAAAGAAAAACAAAAATCATGGTTAAAATACGCAAAGAAGCACCGTTTATAGAAGTTGGCGAACGTACAATAACGCTCGGCTTTAAAGTGAAATGTGTTGAATCTACCGGAATGGGTTGTAATTCGTGTGTGTTTCTCTCTAAATGTAGTCCGTTCTTCAGCGAACGTCCCCGATGCTTTGCTCACGAACGTATGGATAGAAAATCAGTTTATTTTTTAAAAGCGGTATGAAAACACTAATTCTTGCTTCGATACTTACTATTATCGAACTACTTGTACTGATACTTGTTATAGAACTCATTTTCGTTCCTCGAATAGGAATAGCGGATGGTAAATGGATTTTGTGGTACGGAAGGAAAAACCGAAAATACATATTTTTATGACAAGGGTAGATGTAAAACCGTTGAGTGTGAATGATGCGTGGAAAGGTCAACGTTACAAGACTGACAAGTATAAAGCATACACACAAAAGATGTTGTGGTTATTACCTCGCAAAATTGAACTCCCTGAACCTCCTTACGAGATTTATTTGAAGTTCGGTTTTAGTTCTACTTTGAGCGATTGGGATAATGCCATAAAACAAACACAAGATATTTTGGCTACAAAGTACGGATTTAATGATAAGTTAATCCGCCGGGGCGTTGTCGATACCGAAATAGTACCAAAGGGAAAAGAATTTATTGAATTTGAATTGAAACATTTAATAGTATGAAAAAAGGGTATCGCGTTTTACGATACCCTTTTTTATTATTGCATTCTCTGCATTAACTGTTGAGCATTCGTGGCCATACCTCCCTGAATTTGCTGTTGAAGTTCCTGCGGTATTCCGGGTGGCTGTTGTCCTTGCTGCATGGCGTTTTCCTGTTCGCTTATCAATTCAAGTAACTTATCACCAAATGGGAAACTACCTACCTTTAAAAGCTCCTTCACTCCAATAGCTTGTACTTTGAACATTTCCATAAGCATAGTATTGTTTATGGTTCTGAAAGCTGGTGTGTTCGATGCTTCGTTTATTACAAGGTCGAATTGTGTATCGCGTATCTTCTCTGGGTCGTACCACTTCGCTTCTTCGCTGTAGTCGGCTCCTGCCAAATTTATATACTGCGGACTGTCGTAATACTGTTGTATAACTTGCATTAACTTCAAATCCCTATCTTCGCGGAACGATTTAAACGTTTCGAGTAAGTCAAGTAAGTTAGTGGCACTCTGTTGGGCTTGCTGTGCGTACATACTTGCCGGTGTGCCTGCTTGTGCTGTTTGTCCTTGTATTGCTCCGTAAACTCCTGATACTTCCTTCATAGAGGTCATATAAAGGTTAAGTAGTTCGTAAGCTCCTACATTCGATGCGTTCTGACTTATAATCTGTGGCATTTGAGATGCTTCAAGTCCGTGCGTTTTCGCAAATACTACTCCGCCTGGCATTGAGTATTGTTGAATAATATCTTCTTTGCTCATGCTTGCTAATGCTTCTTCGGGGAATATCATTAATCCTTTGGGGGCTGCCGATACCATAAAGTCGATAAGTGTTGCTAATCGGTTTACTCCACGGTTCAATTCAAGTATCGAATCCACAAACGAAAAGTTCTGTCCGTCTATCATCTGTATTTTTACAGTATAAGGATGGTCTTTGTGTTTGTAAGGTGTTTCCATTTCAAACAGTACTTCTCCTGTTGGGGTTAAGTAGCGCACATACCAAAATTGGTCTAAAAACCACTGATATTCCATTAAAGGAACGTCTTCGGCCATTACTCCTTGTGCTTGTGCTTCGCGTATTCTCTGTGCGTTTTGGCTCTCAACTTCTATCAAGTCGTCAAGCTCGGTCAAAAATACTTTAC